GAGTTTCGTGCCCTCGCGATGTTGATTCCTCCATTTTGGAGGAGGTAGCACGATTGGAAAGCATTTTGCTTTCCGGAAAGTCGATTAACACAACTTTCAAGGCATCTTTGAAGGATGAGCCGACCAAGCTCACTAAGAAGAAGGCACGCGTTTTTGCTGCCGCCAATATGCCTATGATTATGTTGACACGCAAGTATTTTCTGTCACTTGCTGCACTATTCCAGAGAAATAAGAACCTCACGGAGTGTGCTGTTGGCACCGTTGTACAATCGCCGGAGTGGACCGATTTGTTCGAACACATTGGTAAGTACGGTTGGGACCGTGCGATTGCTGGAGATTATGCAAAGTTTGATGGTAGAATGAGCCCAGAATTTATGCTCGCTGCCTTCAAAGTGCTAATCACCATTGCTGAAAGATCCGGCAATTACGATGCTGATGACCTCATTATTATGAGAGGCATTGCTACAGAGATTTCTTATCCCACTTATGATTATTTTGGAACTCTTGTCCAATTTCTCGGTTCGAACCCGAGTGGACATCCATTGACCGTGATCATCAATTCGATTGTGAACTCGCTTTACATGCGTTACACTTATTTTAAGATCGCTAAAGATGATGGTTGGTGGAAGACTCCTAGATTCGCTGATGTAGTTGCGTTGATGACATACGGCGATGACAATATCATGACAGTCAAGAAAGGTTATGACGCTTACAACCACACTCGGATTGCACAGGAATTTGCCGAGGTTGGCATTACCTACACTATGGCTGAGAAAGAAGCTAAGAGCGTACCCTTCATTCATTTGAGTGAGGCATCGTTTCTTAAGCATTTCGCCGTGTGGGATCCTGAGTTTAACTTGTACCGAGCAGTGATTGAGGATTGTAGTATTGCTAAGATGCTCCATACTCACCTCAAGTCTAAAGTGTTGACAGCCGAACAGTCTAGTGCTGAAGCTATCACGAACGTATCACTTAAGTATTTTGAGTTTGGTCGGAAAGTTTATTCCGAAAAAGTCGCTTTGTTGGAGCAAGTTGCTGAAGCAGCTGGAATTAAGGGCTATTTGAACCCTCTTCCCTCTTACGATGAGCGCAAGGACGAGTATGCTGCAAAGTATGATGTTGTCCTTAATTCTCAGTCGGGAAAGCCTGAAAAGGCCATGATCTCGACTCATGAGAATGAATTGCAGGAGCGTGTCATCAAGCTCCTCGGTAAACCTACCGCACAGGAATATCCTGTGATTGCCGATAATTATGGCAAGGGCGATCTTTTGTATGCAGAGGATAACGAATTTTTCATTGTTATTGAGACCAAGTCATTGGTCGATCGTAAACCTCAGCGTAATAAAGTTCGTAATCAGTCTCGCAAATACGCGCAAGTTATTAGCGTTTTGCAGCCAGAAGCGACAGTTATTGCAATGGTGTATTCTGAATACGGCTTTGAGCTCGTAAAAGTCTTTGGTAAGAGAACCATGGAGATCCCATCACAGTGGGCTGATTTCATGAATTATTTCAATTACCAGAGCGTTTTGCCAAAGGAGTAATCCTGCGGCTCCGGTTGGGCACTTACCGTATAAAATGTGTCATTGCGTTCCCTCATGCAATTAAAACCAAATTTGGGCTATGTTACTGTATAACGGTAGCGTTTTAGGAGCTGAATTGCCTATTTCGTTATGACAGCGTAACATAGAAGACTATGGGACCAGAGCCCTTATGTTATCTAGCATAGCAGTTTGTCACTGCAAAAAGTTTAGCACTCCTTCGACGGATTAATCAACCTGACGAGTGAACATTTTTAAATTGATTTCTAATTTTGATACTATTTTTGAACAGACTCCAACTGTACCAAATGGAAGGGAATATGATTGGGACGCTCCCTTGAAACGCGTCCCAAGTTTTGATATGAGCTTTATTATGCATGAAAATGCGGAGTTGTCGCAGCTCAATAAACATTTGCGACAGAAACTCTCCAAAAAATACCAGCACATCGCCGCTCTGGAGCGAAAGGTGCGTAAGCTTGAAGGAATGCTCGAGACCGTCTGTTTGGACTCGCAATCTTCAGCTGGCACTTCGCTGGGACCTCCTCCAGGATTGGAAGTCGGTGAATCTCAACCGATGACCACACAGCAAATTACTGCTTTCGCTGATCAAGATGCTGGATGGACCACTGAAATTAAAAGTGGATATGATGAGACTATGAATCTGGCTAATAATGCCGACGGTAATTTGGGCGAATTTTTGAATCGTCCTATTAGGCAGAGCGTACAGAACTGGGTTGTTGGACAGCCCTTTTTCTATGCGTTCAATCCCTGGAAGGAATTTTTGACCAATCCTTTTATTGCCGAAAAGATTAAGAATTACGAGTTGATTCGAATGAAGATGCATTGCAAGATGGTTATCTCGGGCACTAAGTTCCATTATGGACGTGCACTAGCGAGTTACAACCCTCTAGCAGGCGCTAACTACGATCAGATTACGGTTGAGAGAAATTTTCTTTCTCAAGACCTTATTCAGGCTAGTCAGAAGCCACACTTCTTTCTAAATCCCACCAAGAATACTGGTGGTGAACTCTGTATGCCTTTCTTTTGGACTAAGAACTATTTGTCCATCACAGATGAAGATGCCGATGATATGGGTGAAATTGTCATTAAGTCATTCGACAATCTCCTTCATGCAAATGGAGGTAATGACCCCGTAACTATCACTATCTACCTGTGGGCTGAGGACGTTGTCCTCACTATGCCAACCAGCACTGTGCTTACGTCGCAGGCTGGTAAGAAAGGGAAGAAGTCTCTTAGTGCCAAGAACAAGAGTAACGACATTACGTCGAAGGATGAGTATGGCTCGGGAATTATTTCCAAGCCAGCCGCAGTCATCGCAAAAGCTGCAGGCATGCTCTCCGAGCTTCCGCTCATCGCGCCTTATGCATTGGCTACACAGATGGTCGCCGGCAAAATTGGCGAAGTTGCGAAGATCTTCGGATACTCGCGGCCCGCTGTTGTCACTGACATTCAACTGTTTAAGCCTAATCCTACAGGTAATTTCACTAATGTGGACGCTGCTGACGCTGTGCAAAAACTTACTATGGATAGCAAGGCGGAGCTTACGCTTGATACTCGAACTGCTGGTCTCGACGGTGTTGATCAGATGGGTATTCTTGATATTGCTCAGCGCGAATCTTATCTTACTAGTTTCGTTTGGCAACCGGATGAAGGACCTGATACATTGCTGTGGAACTCCCAAGTGACACCAATGTTGTTCGATATTCTCAATACTGAGATTCATCCGACTCCCATGAGCATGATTGCTCAAAATTTTGAGTCTTGGCAAGGGAGTGTCAAGTTCCGATTTCAAATCGTAAAATCAGATTTCCACAAGGGACGGATTTTGGTTAGGTATGATCCTAATGCAAATAGTTCTGCGGTTGAGTACAATACTAATTACTCCCGCGTGGTTGATATTGCGGAACAAGACGATTTTGAGATCGTCGTGGGTTGGGGCCAGTCCGAGCCTTTCCTAACGTGCGGATCACTGTCTGATACTACAGTGAATTTTTCCGATTCCGTGCGTCTGCCCAAAACTCAGGGACTTTTTAACGGTCTCCTTGAGCTGGACATTTTGAATGATCTGGTGTGTCCGTCTACGGACTCGCCGATCAGTGTTAACGTTTTCGTTAGTATGTGTGAGGATGCAAAGTTTGCTGCCCCCACTAACCGTAAAATGAACGAATTCCACGTCTTTCCCCAGGTTACACCTACGGTGCTGGAAAGTCAGAGCGGTATGGATGCCACTGAGAACCC